TATTATTAATTGAATCTCCTGTAGAAAATATACGTAAAATACAATCTGTATTAGAATATATTATAAAGAAAAGTAAACCTTTACTTATTATAGCTGATTTAGACCCTAAAGTGATAGCTACATTAGCAATGAATAAAGTTAAAGGCAATGTGAAAATTAATGTAATTAATGCGCCTACATACGGCATAGCTAAAAAAGATATGTTAAGTGATTTGTCTTTATTAACTGGCGCTACTATTATAAATGAAGATTTAGGTGATGACATGGATTTAATTCAACCTGAGCATTTAGGTAAATGTTTAAAATCTGTAACTAATGATACTGAAACAATTATAAAAGTTGAAAGTATTACAGAAGAGGTTGAAAAAGTAATTGAAAAAATTAAAAAAGATTTAGCGAGTAAAAATACTGCAGCTGAAACTATAAGACTAGAAAAAAGATTAGCTAGGCTATCGGCTAAAATTGCTACAGTTAAAGTTGGGGCAGATTCTGATATTGAATTAAAAGAAAAAGCAGATAGAGTAGAGGATGCTATTTGTGCTACTAAAGCTGCCATCAAAGAAGGTATTGTGCCAGGCGGCGGCGTTGCATTATTAAATGCCGCTAAGTATATTAAAGCAAAAGATGATGCGGAACAAATATTACTAGATGCAATAGAACAGCCTTTTAATACTATATTAGAAAACGCTAATTTGAATATAATATGGAACAATAAACCAGGCTGGGGGTTAAATGTTATTAGCGGTAAATCTTGTAATATGATAAAATCCGGCATTATAGATCCATTGCTTGTAACTAAAACAGCATTAAAAAATGCGGCTTCAGTTGCAACTACTATATTATCTACTGATTGTATAATTAATAATTTACGTATTAATGAGGGCAATAGGTAGAAACTTAATAATTAAAAAAGAAAAACAAGGTACTTCAGAAACTAAAGGAGGTTTATTATTAACCGAAAATCAAAGAGAAGATTTAAGGTATAATAAAGCTAAAGTAATATCTACAGGGTCTGAAGTAATTGGAGTTAAAGAAAACGATAATATTTATTATGATAAGCATGCGGGGCATGGCGTTGAAATAAATAAAGAAGTTTTTCAGGTAATTAAGCTCCAAGACGTTGTTATTGTTTTATGAAAAGATTAGAAGCAAGAGATTTAAAAGATCTTAACTTGCTTAAGCATTATAGAATTATAAGAAAGTGGGCGGCAAAAAATAATAATATGACTGACGCCGATTTAGAGCTTTTAATATATTTAGATTGTGTTGATTTGTTTACAAAAATAGATTTTAAAATGGGTGCTTACTCATACAGTTGGAATAATAGAAGATGGAATACGCTATTAAAAGAAGGCTGGATAATTGTATGGCGCAAAAGAAATCATACAACTCAAAAGTATAATATATACAAAACATCATTTAAATGTAAACAACTTATAAATCGTATATATAAAATAATGCTGGGCGAAGAAGATATTCCAATAAGCGAGCGCAGAAATGTAATAATGAAAGGCGAAACCTATACAAATAAAGTTTTAAAGGTTTCAATAGATAATATTAATAAAGATAAGTATAGATAATCATGGACAAAAGTAAAGCAATTATTTCAAATCCTCAGCTTAAAGGCCAGGTTGGTGAATCTCATGTATGGGATGGACCATTAGATACAAGTGGTTTTCCAATGGGAAGCGGCAGCAGCTCAGGCATTACTGGCATGGAGATTAAAAAAGCTCCAACCTTTTATAAATCAGGTGCTATTACTCAAATTGCTAAAGCAGCAAGAGGAGAATAATAATGGATATTGGAGATATAAAGTTGCTAGCTATCAATGGATCAGTTGGTGTAGTAACTATGATGGAAATAGAAGTATGGCTTAAAATAATACTTTTAGTGGTAACTATAGGCTATACTGTTGCAAAATGGTTTAAACTCATAAAATAATGGCATATATACAAAACTCATCGCCCTTCTTAAAGAAAACCGCAGCCTGGACTCGTAAAGAAGGTAAAGATCCTAAAGGAGGATTAAACGAAAAAGGAGTTAAATCTTATAGAAAAGAAAATCCTGGAAGCAAACTTCAAACTGCAGTAACTACCCCTCCTTCAGAATTAAAAAAAGACAGTAAAGCTGCAAAGCGTAGAAAATCGTTTTGCGCTAGAATGAGTGGTGTAAAAGGCCCAATGAAAAAGCCTAATGGCGAACCCACTAGAAAAGCCTTGGCTTTAAAAAAATGGAATTGCTAATAATTAAACAACAACAATAACAACACAAACCAAAACACAGAAATTATGGGAATGAAATCAGATGAACGTTATGATGCTAAAGAAGCATATAACAAAAAACTATCTTCAAAAGCTAGAATGCATTATTTAGAAAATAATATTGCTGATAGAAAAGGACATTCAGGAACTTATAGCGGCAATCACCCAAGATATTCTAGCCCAACAGGAATGATGGGACAAGCTAAAGCAGATCTTACTTATAATCCTATGGATGATATTGCAGGTCAAGGAACAGAGGGAGTAAATACAGGGATGATGATGAAAAACATGTCTCCTATGCAAAACATGAACAAAGGGTATGGACAACAAGTCGGTAAGCCCTCTGTTGCAAGCCGACAAAAATATGGCGGTAATAAAGGGGATATGAGAAGATCCGCTAAAAAAGATTATTAGGATGGGATTTAAAATGAATGGTTCACCAATTAAAGTTGATGGAGCAATAGTAAAATTCTTCAGAGGCACTGATAGAGAATCTTCGGCTGAAACTCAATCAAGAAGAAGGGCAGCTGGTAATTTTACAAAAGCTGATTTGGCTGCTAAACGTAAAGCTGATGTAGCCGGTAAGATTGACACGTCTAAAATAAAAGGAAGCTTTGGAGGCGTGGATATTGAGCAAAGGGTTAAAGATGTTAATAGGCCAGAGACACAACAACTAATTAATAAATTTACAAAACCTACCCCCGTTACGCCAAAGAATAAGCCTACTCAAACTGTGCCTGAAAAAAGAAAAAAAATAAAAACATTAGACACAAAAATAACACCCAAAAAGACTAATACTGATACTAAGGCTGTAAACATAAAACCAACAGCAAAAACAATAACTAAAAAAGAAACTGCTAGCAAACCTGGTAAATTAAGATCACAAAAAAATATTAGAAACCGTAAACTTTCTAATAAAGAAGGGTCTATGACCAGGCGGGAGAGGCGTTTAATGAAAACTTTAGATAAAGCATCCTCTGCAAAAGCTAAAACAAATCAAACTGCGGGAAGTATTGATACTAGTAAACCTAAATCCGCCGATACAGGTACAAAACAAACTAGCGCTAAACGTTCAAGAGCTAAGGCTAAAAGATTAGAAAATAGAGCTTCAAGAATAGAAGGGCGTATTGAAAGAAAAGCTAGTAGGCAAGCACAACGCAAAAAAATTAAACAAAACAGATAGGACTGTATAAACCTAGCAAAACATAAACATTAACAATAACAAAACAAAACCAAAATGGCAAAATTTATCAAAATTAAAAAATCAAATTTCGCATCTAGTTTAAACTATACAGCAGATATGCTTATAGGTGTAGATAGTATTGCAGTAGTAAAAAAAGGAACAAACAGCGCAATTAATTCAGATGCAGCTACTATCTTTTTTCAAGACGCTAGCTCTTATATTACTTTTACTGATACAGCTAAAGGTGTAGATATTGCTAATGGAATCAATAGTGCTCTTACAGCTAATCCAGGCGGAGTAGTGGCAAATGTGCAACTAGATTCTTCAGTAGAAATTACAGCAATTGCAATAGCATAATATGAAATCTAAAGGACTTGGGGATTCAATTGAAAAAGTTACCAAAGTTACTGGAATTAAAAGTGTAGTAGATAGAGTCGCAGAGGGTTTAAATATTCCCTGCGGCTGCTCTGCTCGCAAAGAAAAATTAAATAAAATGTTTCCTTATAAATAATGGCTTTTAAACTTAATAACCCGCCTTATAAATTAGATAATACCCCTATATATAATGTAGATTTGGGAGAAGGTGTATTAGGTAAAGCTAATAATAATGGAACTATATTAATAAATAAAGATTTAAACCCAAACCAAATTAAAAAAGTGGTGGATCATGAAATGATACATATTGATCAATTTAAAAGAGGGGATTTAAATTATGACGATGATAATGTTTACTGGAAAGGTAAAACATATTCAAGAAGTCAAATGCAGGAAGGCGCAAAAAATCTTCCTTGGGAAAAAGAAGCTTACGACAAAGCTTAAATTATGTTAAAATTATTATTAGGCCTGCTAAAGGGCGGCAATGGCAGAAAGTCAGTTGCGGGCAACTTAGCGTGGGAAATAAGAGAAGCAATTAAGGGTAAAGAATTAGACCCTAATGAAATAATAGAATTGCAAACTAAAATAAATGAAATTGAAGCTGGCCATAGAACAGTATTTGTTGCGGGCTGGAGACCGTTTATAGGATGGGTTTGCGGAATAGCATTAGCGTATAATTTCGTAATAAGAGATTTATTTATTTGGATAACAAAAACAACCGACGCTCCTCCGGCATTACAAATGGAGCACTTAATGACAGTCTTATTAGGTATGCTTGGTCTTGGTGGATTAAGAACCTTTGAGAAAGTAAAAGATAAAGTAAAATAATTTAATTAAATTTAATCAAATGAGTACAAAAGAAAAAAAAATAACCAAAGAGCAACTAGCTACAATTAAAGAGCAGCAAGTAACAATGACCAACAAGTTGAGGGATATTGGGATTGTTGAAAATCAAAAGCATGTATTACTACATGAATACGCCGGGCTTGAACAAGATATGGAAGCCTACAAAAAAGAATTAGAAAAAGAATATGGTGCTATTAGCGTTGATCTTGAAACAGGCGTTTATAAAGAAATAGAAAACACCGAAGAAAAAGAAAAGTAAAATGGATAGCATTATAAGAAAAATCAGCATCGGCTCTGATTATAAAAATGATGCTATGCATTACTCTGTAGGCCAAGATGTATACGGAGGACACAAAATAGCTTATATCATATTCGACGATACTGATAGTTCTTATAATATTTTTATAAAAAAAAGCAACGAAGTGCTGCCGTGGAAAAAGTTTAATTCTAATATGGCTATATCAGTAGAATATAATTTAGAATATGAATAGTGTTTATGATTTTATTGTTAAGCCTATTGGGGAAAGATATAACAATACAACTAAAGTAAACGATAAAGAGCTAATTTTAAATTGTAATATAGAATCTTTTAAATTTATAAATAGGCTTGCAAAAGTAATAGCTATTCCTAAAGCATATAATACGCCTATTAAAAAAAATGATGAAATTATAATTCATCATAACGTATTTAGAAGATATTACGACATAAAAGGCAAAGAAAAAAATAGTAGTAAATATTTTAAAAACAATCTTTATTTTTGCCAACCCGATCAAGTATATCTTTATAAAAAAAATAATAAATGGCGGTCATTTATGGATAGATGCTTTGTTAAGCCTTTATTAAATAATGACGATACAAGCTTAGAAAAAGAGCAAAAGCATATTGGTATACTTAAATATGGCAATAGCTCCTTAAAAGCGCTTGAAATCAATCCAGGCGATGTTATAGGCTTTACTCCTAATAGCGAATGGGAGTTTATTATAGATAATGAGCGATTATATTGTATGAAATCTAATGATATTGTTATTAAGTATGAACGTAAAGAAAACCAAACTGAATATAATCCAAGCTGGGCAAAAAGCGGTTGAGGAATTAATTAAAGTAGCTAAAGAGGCTATTGTAGATTCAGAAGATGATATATCGGCAGATAGATTAAAAAATGCAGCAGCTACAAAAAAGCTAGCAATATTTGATGCATTTGAAATACTTACTAGAATAGAAACTGAAGAAAAATTATTAGAAGATAAATCTACTAATCAAAAAACTTTTGGAGGTTTTGCTGAAACAAGATCAAAATAATGTATAAGCAAACATTGTATTCAGTTGTGTCTGATTATGTAAAGCCTAATATATTAAAGAAAAAAAATAAACAGAAAAGCTGGGAATACGGGTATAACAAAGAGCACGATTTAATAATTATAAGTAAAACAGGTGAGCTCGGGCAAGTATACGATATTCAAGGCTTAAAAATAGGTCTACCATTAATACATAAATGCTTTAAAAGATCAAATAAAAAAGCTGAACAATATTGGCAAAAATTTGATTATCCTAAGCAATTAAAAAAAATTAAAAGTGTTTTTGACTGGAATAATTATCCAGACAATTTTAAAGAGCAATGGTACGATTATATAGAGGATGAATTTAAATATAGAGAAGAGGGGTTTGCGTTTTATAATAACGGCAATGAAACTTACATTACTGGTACTCATTACATGTACTTGCAATGGACTAAAATTGACGTTGGGGCCGCTGAATTTAGAGAATCAAATAGACTATTCTACATTTTTTGGGAAGCCTGTAAGGCAGATAGTAGATGTTACGGAATATGCTATCTCAAAAACAGACGGTCTGGGTTTAGCTTCATGGCATCGAACGAAACTGTTAACCAAGCTACAATATCAAGCGACGCAAGATTTGGAATTTTATCAAAAACTGGGGCTGATGCCAAAAAAATGTTTACCGATAAAGTTGTTCCCATATCAACTAACTACCCTTTCTTCTTCAAGCCCGTTCAAGACGGTATGGATCGCCCCAAAACAGAGCTTGCTTATCGAGTGCCTGCCTCCAAACTAACTCGGCGCAAGATAGAAGTGGGTGAACAATTAGCGGATATTGATGGGCTTGACACTACAATCGACTGGAAAAATACAGGCGATAACTCATACGATGGGGAAAAATTAAAACTTTTAGTACACGACGAATCTGGTAAATGGGAAAGACCGGATAATATAATTAACAATTGGCGGGTTACTAAAACAACATTAAGGCTTGGAAGCAGAGTAGTCGGTAAATGTATGATGGGCTCTACATCAAATGCTTTAGATAAAGGAGGTGAAAATTTTAAAAAACTATATGAAGGATCGAACGTTACGAAAAGAAACCGCAATGGACAGACTAGCTCAGGATTATATTCTTTGTTCATACCTATGGAATGGAATTACGAAGGATTCATTGATATGTTTGGACTACCTGTATTCGACACTCCAGAAAAACCAGTAAAAAGTATTGATGGCAGTTGGATAGAAACCG